GTGGTCATTGATGAGGCTGCCTATCACCGTGACGTCCGCGAAGTGATCGACGCGGTGAACGCCCTGCTGATCTGGGGTGGCAAGGTGCGCGTGATCTCGACGCATAATGGCGTGCTCAACGCCTTCAACGAGCTGATCCGTGAAGCACGGGCAGGCAAGAACCCGTTCAATGTGCACTTCATGCCCTTTGGCCTCGCGGTTGAGAATGGTCTGTTCAAGCGGGTCTGCATGATGAAGGGCAAGCCGTGGTCGCAGGAGGCGCAGGACGCGTGGGAGGCGCTGATCCGTGGCTCTTACGGGGTGCGCACGTCGGCGATGCAACAAGAGCTGGACGCGATCCCGTCCGAGGCGGCGGGTGCTGCGCTGAGCCGTGTCCAGATCGAGGCGCGCATGGAGGACGGCATTCCGTTCGAGCGCTGGTCGCAGAAAGATGATTTCCGCAACGCACCTGATCACATCCGCAAGGCCGATGCCCTGGACTGGTGCGTAAAGGTTCTCAAGCCGATCCTTGCGTCTCTGAACCCCAACCGCCGCCACTTCTTCGGTGAGGACTTTGCGCGCTCCGGCGATGCCACGGATTTTGTGATCCTCGAAGAGGGGACAGATCTTGTCCGGCGGCAAAAGCTGATCGTCGAGCTGCGCAATATCCCCTTCGACCAGCAGCGCGATATCCTGTTCTACGTCTGTGACCGCATACCGCGCTTCTCCAAAGGCGCAATGGATAAGGGCGGCAACGGGGCCTATCTGGCCGAGAAGGCAGCCCTGCGCTACGGCGACAAGATCATTGAGGTCAGCTTCAGTCAGGAGTGGTACCGTCAGGAGATGCCTCCCTATATCGAAGCGTTCGGCGACGGCACGATCGTGCTGTGCCGTCATGCCGATGTCCTTCAGGACCACCAGTCCCTGCAATATGTGGATGGCGTGATCCGCGTGCCGAAAGACTTCCGGTTCAAAGGCTCTGACGGGTTCGACCGCCACGGCGACAGCGCTGTCGCAGGCGCGCTGGCGTGGTATGCGAGCAGGCAGGAGGTCGAGGAGTTCGGTTATGAGGGCGCGGACACCAATGACCGCTGGCGCACGGGCGGCGGCGGTGGCGGTGGGGATGATGATGACGAGCCGGTTGGCCGTTTTGGCAGCGGGGCGTGGTAATGGTGCGGGCGCTCTATTTTTCCGACAAGGATCAGTTTCGTGTAAAGCGGTACCCGGGCAGCTTCATCGTCGAGCCGCGACAGGTGGCTGGTATGCATGAGCTCAAATTCATCTGCCCCTGCGGATGCGGTTTCGAGAACCAGCTGCTGGTCGGCGAAGGCCACAAGCCCGGCGGCGACCGGCCCAGCTGGATCTGGAACGGCTCAACCACTGAGCCCACTCTGAAACCGTCAGTGCACCTCGTCGATCACTGGCATGGATATCTGAACGACGGCTACTGGGAGACAGTCTGATGGCATTGGTCGATCTGAACGGAGCACCGCTCAAGGCCCCGCCGAAGGCCTCGCTGGTCGAGGAGACCGGTGGGCCGATGATGGGCGGTGTGCGCCAGATCCAGTCCGGTCACCCGGCGGATGGTCTCACACCGCACCGTCTGGGCGCGTTGTTGCGCGAGGCGGAGACGGGCGACGCGACTTCCTATCTCGAGCTGGCCGAGCAGATGGAAGAGAAGGATCTGCATTATGCGGCGGTGCTGGGAGTGCGCAAACGTGCGATCCGGCGGCTGAAGGTCGTTGTTGAGTCCGGTGCCGAAGACGATGCATCCGAGAAGGCGGCGGAGCTGGTGCGCGCGGCCATGGGTTCGTCTGCGATCATGGACGACATGATCGACATGCTGGATGCTCTGGGCAAGGGGTTCTCCGCCGTGGAAATCATGTGGGATGTGAGCAAAAAGCCCTGGACCATCGGACGGCTTGAGCACCGCGATCCGCGCTGGTTCCGCTTCGATCAGATTGACGGCCGCACGCCGCTGTTGCGCACCAATGAGGGTGACGTGCCGCTGCCGATGTACCGGTATGTGTTTCACTGTGCGCGGCTCAAGTCCGGTCTGCCGATGCGGTCCGGTCTCGCCCGCCTGGTGGCATGGGCCTATGTCTTCAAGAATTACACGCTCAAGGACTGGGCGATTTTCATGGAAGCGTACGGCCACCCGCTGCGGATTGGCCGTCATGACGGCAATGCCACGGTTGAGGATCGCGCCACACTTCTGCGCGCTGTGCGTCGCATCGGTATCGACATGGCTGCGATCATCCCGAAGTCGATGGAAGTCGAGATCGTCAACGGCAACGTGACCGGCGCGGACAAGATGTTCGAGTTTTCGGCACGCTATTGGGATGAGCAGATCTCCAAGGCAGTGCTGGGTCAGGTCTCGACGACGGATGCGATTGCGGGCGGCCATGCGGTGGGCAAGGTGCACAACCTGGTGCGCGAAGACATCCGCGATTCCGATGCGGGCCAGCTGGCCTCGACGCTGGAGCGAGATCTGGCCCTGCCGATGACGGTGCTGAACTTCGGCGAGGGTGCCACGCCGCCCAAAATCCGGTTCGAGGCCGAGGAAGAACGCGATCCACGCCTGACCATGCTGGCGATCAAGACATTTGGCCCGCTGGGCCTCAAGATCCCGGAGCGCATGGTGCGGGATACCTTTGGGATCCGTGAGCCGGAGGAGGGCGAGGCAGTTATGGATTTTTCGGGATCTGCGCAGACGGCTGAGGGCGCGCCTGCAGAGACACTGCCGCCCATTGCGGCCTCGGCGCTGATCACAGCGCAGGGGCAGATCGGTGCTGTGGTTGACCGTATGGTCGAGACTGGCCGCGCGCAGGGTGAAATGGACGTGCTGCTCGGCGGTCTGGTGGAGGCCATCGAGCAGGCGCGCAGTCTGGAGGACATCCGCGACATGCTTGCAGAGGCGGCGACTGGCGCGCCCGACGATACGCTGCGCGAGCTGCTGGCGCGTCTGACGTTCAATGCGCGGCTGGCGGGCGAGACCGGCGCGGAGATCAGCTGATGGCGGACCGCATCGAGCTCAACCCGCTGGCACCGCGCGAGGCTATCGAGTTTTTCCGCTCGAAAGGCTTTGCGCCTGCGTTGCAGCGGTTTGATTACCGCGATCATTGGCGCGAGGAGCATGCGCGCACCTTCGTCGTTGCAAAGGCGATGCAGGACGATGTCCTGGCGTTGATCCGTGATGAGCTCGACAAGGCGCTCTCCAACGGCACAACACTGGAGGCGTTCCAGAATGATCTGGCGCCCAGGCTGCGCGCGCAGGGCTGGTGGGGGCGCAGCACGATGCGCGACCCGCTGACCGGAGAGCTCCGGGACGTCGAGCTGGGATCCATGCGCCGCCTGAAGGTGATCTTCGACACCAACATGCGCACCTCCTATGCGGCGGGGCAGTGGGCGCGGTTGCAAAGGACCAAGGCGTTTTTGCCGTTTCTGGAGTACCGCCAGCTGGCGCGGCCCACCGCGCGCGATGCGCACAAGCCGTTCAACGGGCTGATCCTCCCTATCGATCATCCGATCTGGGGCAAGATATTCCCGCCGAACGGCTGGTTCTGCGGCTGCTATGTGCGCCCTGTGAACCAACGCATGCTCGAGCGTGAGGGCAAGCAGGTGACCACGGACGCGGAGCTGGCCGAGATTGCCAGCGCGCCCTGGACCAATCCGCGCACCGGGGAGACCGAAGATCTGCTGGAAGGCCTGGATCCGGCTTTTGCATCTAATCCCGGTGCGGCATGGCTGGATACCGGCGAGCGCCATGCGGCCAGCCGTCTTGATCTGCCGGACTCCTTTCCCGCGTATGATCACGGCTATCTGAGGGAAATGGCTGCCCTTCGAATGCGCGATTTGAGGGATGTGGCCCTGGTCTATTCGCTGCGCGGTCAGGAAACAGACCAGCCCGTTGGAATGACGCGTGGCGCGGTCGGCACTCAGCCAGCGATGCCCGATGCCGCAATGGACCGGGCACTGGCCGCGCCCGATGAGGCGGCGGTGTTGCTCAGGGCTGCGGCATCGGGCCGGGCAATCCCGCTGGCCGATCTGGAGCGCTTTGGCGGTCAGCCTGGTCTGTCGCAGATCGCCCTGACCAGCCCTGATGGATCAATCTTCCGGATTGGCCGTGTGGCTGGTCGCGTCTTCCCTGCGTCCCAGACCGTCGCGGCCAGCCATGCGCGCATCACAGCCGAGGCCACCCGACAGGCTGACCGCCTCGGAATCGGGCCGGAAGATCTGGAGCTGATCATTGCCCATGCTCTGGCGCAGGCCCTCGCCGGAACCGGTGATGTGCAATATGCGGTGGCGCCATCGGGGCGGGTTGCCTTTGTGCTGGAGCTGGCCTCCGATCTGATCAGCACGCTCATCTCGATTGCCTTTGGCCGGTGAGCTGTCGGTGTGGCGATCAGGTGTCGGGCAGGCCCCCCTCAAAAATCGCCCGTAGAGCGCCTTCAGGGGTGAACCCGCCCCGATGGTCGTGAAAATGCGAGGTGGGCCTTTCTACCCCGTTTAAGTGGTGTTCAAATCGCGTCCTGTTTTGGTGCGGAGGGCGCGATTTACGGGATGCTGCGGCAGCGGCTTGATTTCGGCGGCGCGGCACCGCACTGTCATCTCACCGGGCGATGTGCGGTGAAGCGGTGCGCCGGAACTCCTTCACCCTGATATGATCGCCGTGGACCCCGTATTTCCGGGGCATGAACAAACAGCACACCTTCACCTGCGATGCCCAGCTCCTCACTCTCACGGGTGGCGAGCTGCCTACGCTTATCGAGATGATGCCCATCGGGCCGCTCCACCTCGCCGATGAGCGCGGGCATGTGGGTCAGGTCACGGATGCGCAGGCGCTGATCGTCCGGACCATGGCTGCGGCCAAGGGTGGCATCCTGCCAATCGACTTTGCACACGGCATGGACGGGCAGGGCACGTCTGACACGCGCGCCGCTGGCTGGATCACTGGCCTGACCATCAGGGGCGACCGGATCATGGCGTCTGTCGAATGGTCCAGCGACGGCGCTGAGGCGCTCAAGGGCAAGGTCTACCGCTTCATCTCGCCCACGTTCACCCGGTTTCCGGACAGCCATGAGGTCGGGCTGATTTTGCGCGCCGGTCTCACCAACAACCCTGCGCTCCCTCAACTTGCGATGGTCGCATCAACTCAGGAGAAAGACACCATGCCAGACTGGCTGAAGAAACTCGCCGCCAAGCTCGGGATGCCCGACGAGACGGACGAGGCCAAGATTACTGCAGCTGCCGACGCGGCGCTGGATCAGGTGGTGCACGCCGCCAGTATCGTCACCGCCGCCGGTCTGACCGGTCCGCTGACAGCGACGGCAGCAACCGCAATCACCGCCAAGATCACGGCGTCGGCAACGCCCGGCGATCCTGATCCTGCCAAATATGTGCCGATGGCGGCGTTTCAGGATCTGTCAAAGCAGGTTTCCGTGCTCACGGCTGCTTCTGTCAGCGGCAAGGCGGAGGCGGTCGTGACGGCTGCGATGCAGGCGGGCAAGGTTACGCCTGCGCTGAAAGACTGGGCCGTGCAGTACGCCTCTGCAGATCTGGCGGGCTTCGAGACCTGGTGCGCCAGCGCGCCCGTGGTCGTGAACGGCACGGCAGTAACGCCTGCCGGTGCACCTGTCATCGCAGACGGGGGTCTTACTGCTGATGAGATCATGGCGTGCTCGGCCACCGGCGTCTCGCAGGAGGCGTTTCTCGCAACAAAGCTGGGCAAAGCCCCTGCAAAGAAGGGGGCCTGATCCATGGCAAACCTGACCAAAGACCGCGTCACTGCCGAGCTGGCATCGGGTGGCAAGACGTTCCGCGACCCACTTGCGGCCAATGCCAAGATCTTCATGGGGTCCATGGTGGGCCTCGATGCCACGGGCAATGCGGTCCGCGCGGCCCCTGCTGTCACACGGATGCGCGGTGTCGCTGTCGCGGGCTCTGACAACACCGGCGGTGCAGCAGGTGCTGTAACCGTCGAGATCAAGCGCGGCGTGTTCCAGTTTCCCCAGACCGGGCTGACCCGCGCGCGTATCGGCACGACCGTGTTTGTCGTCGATGACAACACGGTTGGCGCCACCGGCACACTGATCGCAGGCAAGCTTCTCGACATCGAGACGGCGGGCGCCTGGGTCGAAATTCTGTAAAGGATCCCACAGATGCAAACCACTGCAGCCAGCGTCGCGGCGCTCAATCTCGCATTTACGACTGCATTCAACACCACGCTGTTCGGTGCGGAGACCACGTATAACCGCATTTCGATGACGGTGAATTCGACCACACGCACGCAAAGCTATCCCAAGCTGTCGGAAATCCCCGGCATGCGTGAATGGATTGGTGACCGCGTTATCAACCGGTTCCAGATCGACGGCTTCCAGATTACGAACCGGAAGTTCGAAAACACCATTGCGGTGTCGGTTGATGATATCGAGGACGATCAGGTCGGCATGTATGCGACGCTGGCGGCTGATTTTGGGCAGACGGCGGCGGAGCTGCCGGACGATCTGGTCTGGGACAAGCTGGCCGAAGGCTTCACCACCGCGCATTATGACGGGCAGAACTTCTTCGACACAGACCACCCGGTCGAAGACGCGGACGGTGTCGAGCAGTCGGTATCCAACCTGACAGCCGGTTCCGGCCCCGCGTGGTATCTGATCGACACCAGCCGCGTGATCAAGCCGCTGATCTTCCAGGACCGTCAGGCCCCGACCTTCAAGGCGCTGACCGATATGTCTGATGCCAATGTGGCCCTTGCGGATGAGTTCATGTGGATCGCCAAGCGCCGCTGCGCTGCGGGCTTTGGTGCGTGGCAGACCGTGCATGCGTCCAAATCGGCACTGACACCCGCGACCTACGCAGCCGCACGTCAGGCAATGCTGGAAATGCGCGGCCACCGGGGCCGCAAGCTGAACCTGCGCCCGAACCTGCTGGTGGTCAGTCCTGCCAATGAGGGTGCGGCCCGCGAGATCCTGCTCAATGAGCGCGATGCAGCCGGTGCGACCAACTCGTGGCGCAACACTGCCGAGCTGCATGTGGAAACCCGTCTGCGCTGAGCAGGGGTCGACTGAAGGAGCGGTCCGGCTGGACCGGACCGCTTTTGTCAACCGATCCAACAGGAGAAAATCATGTCTGACCGAGAAGATCTGGAAAAGCAGGCCGTCGCACTTGGCGTCGAATTTGCGCCGAACATCGGCGACAAGAAGCTGGCCGCACGTGTGAAGGCCGCGCAGCAAGAGGCTGCCGGTGTGAGCGATGACGCTGCTGTGAGCGATGACGCCGGGGCTGACGAGAACCCTGAGGCTGACCAGACCGCTGATGCAAGCGAGCAGGATGGCGGGGAAAGCGGGTTCACGGTTCTGTGTGCCGTGGCCGAAGGCCGCCGCCGTGCCGGTCGCCGCTGGCCCGGTGGGGTGACGCATGTGTCTGCCGAGGAGATGACAGACGGGATGCTGGCCGAGCTGCTCGCCGATCCGCTGCTTCAGGTGACACCGCCAGCCGAAGAATAACCCCCCAGAGAGGGGAGCGTCTGGTCTGGGCCGCAAGTCCATCAGCACCCATAGACCGCCGTTTAACCGGCGCAGGGGACCTCATGTAGATAGGCGCTGAAGCGCACGCTCCCAATTATTAGGATATTTCACCGTGACCTATGCCCTGATCACCGATCTGAAAGCGACGATCCCTGCGCGGGATCTGCAGCTGCTGTCTGATCTGGACGGGGCGGCGGGTGCGGTGGATGATCTGCGCCTTGAGGCAGCGCTGCGCGATGCTACCGCCGAGATCAACGGCTACATTGCAAAGGCCGTTAAACTCCCCCTTGAAGACCCGCCTGACATGCTGCGCGTGGTGTGCCGTGATCTGGCGGTGCACCGGCTTTATGCAAATGTGGGCCGTGTGACCGAGACACAGGACAAGCTGCGCGAGGCCGCGATTGCCTACCTCAAAATGGTGCGCGATGGCAAAGCGTCGATCGGGGATGCGGAGGGCGGCGCCGAGGTCCAGACCTCCGAGGGCGCTGTCAGCATTGAAGGCCCGGACCGTGTGATGACCCGCGACAGCCTGAGGCGGTTCTGATGGCTGTCACCCTCACCGCTGATCTGGATCTGACAGGGTTTCGGGCTGTCATCGGCGCTTATACTCAGGCGGGCGAAGATCTGACACCGCTGATGGATATGTGCGGCGCGCTGCTGGAGACATCGACCAAGGACCGCATGCGCGATACCAACGTATCGCCGGAAGGTGTGCCGTGGTCGCCCTCGTTCCGGTCTGTCTTTGATGGCGGCAAGATCCTGCGGGACACGGGGCGGCTGGCGGACAGCATTACCCATATCGCCGGGCCTGTTTCAGTCGAGGTCGGCACCAATGTGATCTACGCGGGCATCCATCAGACCGGCGGGATCATCACGGCCAAGGCCGGATATGCACTGGCCTTCGCCTTTCCGGGCGGTGGCTTTGCGGTGGTCGAGGATGTGAGCATCCCGGCGCGCCCCTATCTCGGCATCTCCGAGCAGGACCGGGACAATATCACATCAGCTGCTGTGGACTACTTTGATGATGCGGTGGCGCGATGAAAGCGGGCATCCTCGATATCGCGCCGATTGCGGCTGCTCTGCGGGTGGCCATGCCGGATCTGGTCGAGGTCGGCACCGCCGGTTCCTTTGGCGCGCTGACCCGCGAGACCATGCGCTGGCCCTCGGCCTACATCATTCCGCTGGCGGAATCGCCCGGGCCCAACCGCTATGAGAGCGGCAAGATCCTCAGCCAGCGTGTCTCTGCCCGCTTTGGCGTGGTCTGGGCCGTGCGCGACATCGGCGACCGCACAGGCTCCATCGCGAACGGCGATATCCGGGCTGTGCGTCTGGCGGGCCTGATGGCGATCTGCCGGATTGAGCCGCCGGACGCGGAATCGGCCTGCGAGCCTGTCTCGGGCAAGCTCGTGAGCACCATCGACCGCACCGGCCAGATGCTCTGGCAGGACGATTTCACCGTCACACTCAACCGTCACATTCCCCTCTGAGGATTATCATCATGGCAAGCACCAAATCCCGCCTTATCCGCACACTTTCCGGCACCCGCACCGTCACGGCTGGCATCCCGTCCTTTGCCACGGCGACCGACATGCTGGTGCGCGATCTGACCGTGCGCCGCCTTGAGGGCGATTATGAGGCCCAGAACTTCGTCTCGGGCTTTGAGGGCGCGCAGGGCGACCGGCTCTATAACGTCTCCATGGGGCTGGACTTCATGGTCGATGCCTCATTGCCCGACGCGGGTGACGCGCCGCTCTATGGCGAGCTGATGAAGGCCTGCGGGCTGACAGAGACCGTCACGGCGGGCACCTCGGTCAGCTATTCCCTGACGCCCGAAGGCACGCCCAAGGGCGAGATCGCGTTTCAATACGTCGACACGCTGACCTCGCAGGTGAGCGACAAGGCCCGCGGTGCGCTGAGCTTTACCGCAGAGACCAAGAAACCGCCGATGATCGGCTTCAAATTCATGGGCGAGCATTATGACGGACAGGCCACCGTTGCCACGTCACAGGATTTCTCCGACTGGCCGGATGCGCCGGAATGTACCCCGCGCAACATGCGGGCCTTCACCGTGGACGGGGTCGCGCTGTGCCTGCAGAGCTTTACCTTCACGGACGGGCGCGCGCCCATGCGATCGAAGTTCATGAACTGCGACGGCACGGACATCACGGCGCGCAACGTGACGGGCCGGATGGTCGTCCAAATGGTCACCGCCGCCACGATTGACCTGATGGCGATGTGCAAGAGCGGGGCCAAGCAGGCGATTGTCTGGGAAATTGGCAACGGCACCGGACGTGCACTGCGCGTGGCAGCCCCGGCGGTGCAGCTGAAATACGGCGGCGAGCAGGACATCAACGGCGAGATGGGGATCGCGATTGATCTGGTCTTTACCTACGACCAGGGCGACGACGAGTTCGCGGTCACGTTCAGCTGATGGGAAAGACAGATCCTGTAGCTGATAACCGATGCCCGGACGGTGGAGCTTGTCACCATGAATGTATTTCGACCTGTTTCAGGGTTGGCTGCTGTGGCCCTCTCTCCGGCGTTTATCCCGATGATGAATGGCCGCTGTCAGTCCGGTTGTCCCAACTGCCAAACACCCCTGAAAACTAGCCTTAAGGAGCTGCTAAATGAGCTTTCTCTTCACTGAAAACCACGCATTCGACTGGCCGGTCATGATCTGCATGCCGAAAGCAGGCGGGCATGACGAGATCACGGTCACGGGCCGGTTCGAGACCATGGATGACGTCGATTTCTTTGCGCCCGGCGAGGACGTGCAGTCCATGAGCGCGTCAATTGATCTCGAGATCGCCCGGCTGATGGAAGTGTTCAAGGGCTGGAAGGAGGGGGACGTGCTGGATGTGAACAGCGCGCCACTGCCAGCAACACCTGACAACATCCGCAGGTTTCTGGGCAGCCGCCCCGCCCGGCTGGCTGTCACTGCCGCCTATTCCGAGGCCCTCTCACCCAAAAAGGGATACCGGGCAAAAAACTCCGCGCCGCCGCCGTCCTGATCTGGGGACGCGCGGCGGTCAGTGAGGAGATGGTGAACGATTACGCGGTCCTGAAGCGGGTCGATCCGGATGAGGCGAGGGAGAAGCTAATGGCGATAGAGGGATCACAGGTGGCGGAGATGGTGCTGCCGATCACATTCCGGCCTGCCATCGAGCTGGCCATTTACAGCCATGATCAGCTGCGCAGCGTCGCGGGCATGAGCGCTCTGGCGCATCTTTCGTTTGACCAGACGGCGGTTGAAGCGGTGGCGCGGATGCACGCGATCAAGGTGACGCCTCAGGTCGCGCGCGATCTGGCGGTGCTGCAAGCCGAGGGGCTGCGGATCCTGAGGGACGCAGCATGAGCCAGTTGGAAACCTCCCTCATCCTGACCGGCGACGCGCGCGGGCTGATTGTCGCCACCCAGCAGGGCGAAGCCGGTCTGAAGAGGCTGGATGCGGCCACCGCCTCTCTGGGTACGGCTTCAACCCGGGTGTCCTCTGAGCTGAGCAGATTTACGGCGCAGGAAGGTGAATTGGGCCGTGCTGCGGATCAGACCACGACGGCACTCCAGCGACGCATCAACAGTCTGGTGAGGATCGACGCCTCGCACCAGAGCGCGCGGCAAAGTGCCTCTGTCTTCAATGTCGAGCTGGACCTGTCCCGGCTCAGGTTTGACGCGCTGCGCAGCTCAATTGATCCGGTATACCGCTCGTCGATGCAGTATTCGGCAGCGCTTCAGGAGACCCAGCGTGCCGTTCTTTCCGGTGCTGCGACGCAGGCGGAAGCCAACCGCGTCCTTGCCCTTGCAGAAACGCAATATCTGGCGACAGGCCGGGCTGCCGCCGGGATGTCGCAGATGGGCGGCGGTGCGTCCGGTCAGCTGGGCAATATCTCGGCGCAGTTCAACGATATCGGCGTGATGCTGGCGGCGGGCCAGAACCCCCTGCAGCTGGCGCTGCAGCAGGGTACCCAGCTCATTCAGGTGTTTGATAGCATGGGCAGTGGCCTTGAGATTTTTCGGGCGATCAGAAGTTCGCTGCTGGGGCTGCTCAGTCCGGTTTCACTGGTCACGATCGGTGTCATCGCGGGCGGTGCGGCACTGCTGCAGTGGGCGATGGCCGCCGATGAAGCTGACGAGCAGGCAGAACGGTTCGCAAACGCCTTGAGTGCTGTGAAGGAACAGTCAAGCGAGGCCGCTTTGGAGCTCGAGGTTTTGCTGAGCGGCCTGGCGAACGCGGAGGTGCTCGGAGTAACCCGCCAGATTGAGGAGCTGGAGGCCCGGGCTGAAGGACTGCGCGCCAGGGCATCGGCAGCGCCTGATCCGAGGATCCGGGTGGGTCTGAACCGCACCGCAGGTCGGGTTGAAGGTGAAGCCGATGAGCTGAGGGCTGTTCTCGCTGCCAGAGAGCAGGAAGTGGGGAATTTGCAAGAAGTTAAGGATGCCCAGGACAGAATTAAGGAAGCCATCAAAGAGACTGTTGGCGAACTGGTGACTGCGGCAAAGAGCCGGACCGATGGCATGCTCGCTGCGAAAGAAATGATCACGGTGTTGCAGGAAGAATTCGCGATTGCCCAGGCCATCAGGGTGTACGGCGAAGACAGTATTCAGGTGGCCGAATTGCGGGTCGGTGCGGAGCGGCGGCTTCAGGCGGCGCAGATTGATACGCTGGATGCGAGTGAGGCCTATAAGGCCGAGGTCCTTGCGGCATGGGACGCGGCCAATGGCGTCGCATCGGTGGACATGGCGGGCAATGTCACGCTCGCTGCTGATCAGGCGAGCCGCATGGCCGACGAGCTGGGACGCGCACTCTCGAATGCCACCGCCCTGGCAAATCAGGGCGTCGAAGAGGTCACCCGTGCGCGGATCAATTATGAGTTCCGGGATGATCCGCTGGGGCGGGCCGGGGCTTTGGCGAATGCTGAATTCGACCGACGTACCGCCATAGATACATTTGGGCCGCAGACGGAAGAAAATTTCCGGATCCTGAACCGCGAGCGTGAAGATTTCGTCGGCGCTCGGGTCGAGGCAGAGCGGTACAACCTGAGCCTTCAGGAGTGGCGCAGCGAGCAGAATGCGGCAGGACGCAGCACCAACACGTCGTCAGGCGCAGGCCGGGGCGGCGGTGGCGGGCGGGGCCGGTCGGACGAGGAGCGGATCCTCGCGGATATCGCACGCCAGATGGACCGGCTTGCCCCCAGCTATGCGCGGGACATGGCGGCGCTGGAGGACTGGCGCGACGCAGCGCTCTCCACGCTCGATCCTGCGCGCGCGGGATATGAGGCCTTTGCGCTGGATGTCGAGACCATTTTCGACGCGCGGCTTGCCGAGGCCTACCGCAAGGATCTGGACCGCCGCACGGACTGGGCCTCGGGAATCGAGCGGGCGTTTGCGGACATCAACGACGACATGAGCACCTGGGCGGATGTGGGCGAGGACATCGTCACCAAATGGTCGAGTGGTCTGGAAGATGCCTTTGTCGAAATGGGCCGCACCGGAAAGTTCGAGGTCGGCAGCCTGGTGGATTACACCCTCGAGCAGTTTCAGCGGATGGCGTTTCAGCAGGCAATTCAGCCGGGCCTCAATGCGGGTTTCGACGCGCTGTCCGGTTTTATAGGTGGGCTCTTACCCGGCGCCGCCGGTTCAACGCCGCTGACCCAGAGCCACGCGGGCAGCACCATTGGCACAGGCGGTGTGCGGCGCAGCTATGGCGCGGGATCGCCCCTGCGCGCCGATGAGCGGCTGACGGTCACCACAATGGGCCAGCGGGTGTTCACGCCCGAGCAGATCGGCAATGGCGCCACGGTGGTGGATGCGCTGGCACAGGCAGCGGCCAATGGCGGCGGCGGGGGTGGTGTCGTGTTTGCGCCAAAGATCATGATCGAGAACAACAGCTCAACGCCGGTGCAGGGCGAGATGGAAGAGCAGAACGACGGGCAGGGCGGGCGCAGCTTCAAGCTGGTGCTGGCCGATCAGGTGGGTGCCGCGATGAACCAGCCCGGCGGCGGGGCGCGCAAGACGCTCAAGCAGGGCGGCTTCAGGCCGAAGCGGGCCCAGCGATGAGCATTGCCGTCTGGCCCTCCGAGCTGCCCTGTCCGCTGCGCGAGCCCTACAATCAGGACCGTCAGGATGCGCGGCTGCGCAAAGCGGCGGGTGGCCCTCCGGGATATCGCCGCCGGTTTTCCAGCACTGCGCGGTTTGTGACGCTGGGGCTGGAGCTGACCCGCGCGCGCAAGGCTGTCTTTGACATATTCTATGATGAGGTCACGGCGGGTGGCACATTGCCGTTCCGGATGCCGGACCCGACTACCGATGGCACACTGCTGCTTGATGGTGCGTTCCGACCACTCCTGACCGGGGCAGGGGAGCACATCCTGCTGTCCGCCGAGTGGATCTGCCTGTTCAGCGAGCCGGTCCCGAACGAGCGTATGGTGGGGGGGCGCTATCTGGTGAGTTTCACCGTGGCGGTGATGCCGTGAGGCGCGTCTCGCTCAATGCGCGCAGGGCCTTTGATGCCGCCAGCTCGGCAGAGGTCGAGGTGGCGCTGATCATGATCGAGCATCCGGCGCTGGATGCGCCGCTGCGCCTGTCCACGGACCCGACGGAGCGGCTGTCTGTGGACCCGCTGATGTACGGCACCCGGAGCACATGGATGGGCAGCGATCCGGCGGATGAGCCTTTCCTGTTCGTGCTGGCACAGGCCGAGCTGCCCAGCGATCTGGAGGATGCGCCCGCCTCTGCCAGCATCGTCGTCGAGAATGTGGACAGCGACATTGCCGCCCTGATGCGGTCCTTCACGGACCGGCCCACGGTGCACCTTGCCGTGGTGATGGCCAGCACGCCGGATCTGATGGAGGTCGAGTATCGCGGCATGGTGATGACCGGCGCGTCGGGCAATGCCAATGAGATCACGCTCGAGATCAGCCGCGCCCCGATCGAAGAGGAGAGCGTGCCGATGGACCGGTTCACGAAGGACAGATTTCCGGGGATGTTCCGATGAAAAGAGAGGGAATGTTATGTTTGAAGACGGCGCATATGAGTGCTTTGAAAATGTGGTTGCCGACGTCAAACTTCCGTTGGGCGTATGGAAGGAAGTATTTCCAGCAAATACAGTGTTCCCGCCTGATCCGCCGGGGTGGAAAAACTGCGCTACACCGTTCGGTCTTCCCCGGCATCCAGCGGCACAAGAAACTCGAATACACCCCCACCAGCCATAAGGACCTGAACGAGGCTTTTCCCCCGCTCAGTGTAATTTGTCCGAACGAGCTTAACCGCGTTGATCGGCTGTCGCATGTTTGTTGGTTGTATCGGCCCATCACTGTCAGCAGGGCCTGCTGCAAGAAGCTCTGCTCTGGTTTTCGCATTCATCAGTTCAGCGACAAGATGTGGGATCATTTCCGGCACCATTTGGATAACCAACTCCCGCCCGTCGACAGTTTTTACCGAGAGCCTGATAGCAGATCCATCGGTGGCAATCTTCGTACCAATAGCTTTGCGCCACGTATCATCCATCTCAATTCGCTTTCTTTGCTTGGGCTAGGGTGGATCAAACAGCGATTCTACGTTTTATATCAAGGACTGGTTGTATGATGAGCTGGTCGAACGATTACATCGGCATCCCCTACGCCGATATGGGCCGCGACCGCTTGGGGTGCGATTGCTGGGGGCTGGCGCGGCTGGTCTATGCCGATTGCCTGTCGATCACGCTGCCGGACTATGCGGGCGGCTATGTCAGCGCCGAGGAGCAGGCGGAGGTTGCAGCACTGATCGGGCAGGAGACGCAGGCCGGTGTGTGGTCGCGGGTTCTGGAGCCTGCCGAATTCGATCTGTTGCTGTTTCGGCATGGACGGCGCGAGAGCCATATCGGGATCTGCATCGCCCCTGATCTGATGCTGCACATGGCCACTGATGATCAGTCGAAGGTCGAGCGGTTTGACCAGGGCCGCTGGTCGGCGCGTTTCGTGTTCGGGTTCCGGCATTCCGAGCGCCATTCAAGGGGGTTTGCATGACCGCTTCTGCGCTCCCTGTAATCTTTGCGCCGGTGCTGGATCCCGGCGCTGCACGGGTCACTCTGGATCTGCCCTGCGGCCTGACGCTGGCGCAGATCGTGGCGCGGGTGGCACCGGGTCAGCAGCCCACCGCCGGTCATCTGCGGGTCACGCTGACCACTGCCCAGGGCAGCGCCGTCATTGAGGAGCGCCTGTGGCCGCAGGTACGCCCGAAGCCCGGGACCACAGTCGTGATCCGTGGCATTCCCGGCAAGGACACCCTGCGGACTGTGCTGCTGGCTGTTGTGACGATTGCGGCGGCGGCGCTGGCGCCGGTCCTGTTTCCGGCGCTGGCGGCTGGATCGTTTGGGCTGGCGCTGGCCGTGGCCGGTTTGTCGATCCTCGGGACGCTGCTGATCAATGCGCTGATACCCATCGAGACGCCGGACGTCATCGAGCGGCGGGATGTCTACCGCATCGACGGCTGGCGCAATGATATCCGGCCCGGTGCGCCGGTGCCGTTTGCACTGGGCAGGCACCGCTATGCCCCGCCCTTTGCGGCACAGAGCCATACGGAGGTTGTGGGCGATGATCAGTTCATCGTGGCGCTGTTTTGTGCAGGTTACGGTCCGGTGCGGATCTCGGATCTGCGCATCGGGGACACGCCGGTCAGCGATTACCGCGACATCGACATCGAGACGCGCGAGGGTCGGCCCGGGGATGCGCCGGTCACGATTTATCCAGAACAGGTCCTCGAGGAGGGGGCGGGCGTCCAGCTGGTGCGCGAGCGTCCGCGCGACATCAATGGCAATGTGATTGAGGGTGCGCCAAGCGTCGAGGCCCCTGCCGTACGGTTCACCGCCAGCAACTCCGCCCGCGCCTCGGTCATTCTGGGCTTTCCCAACGGGCTGTTCTGGATCGATGACAAGGGCCGTCTGGCGGTGCAGGGTGTCACCGTGCGGATCCGGGCGCGGCTCAACGGCGTCGGCGACTGGACCGATGTCGCGGTCCTGAACATCACCGGCAAGCGGCAGGAAAGCATGCTGCGCCAGCACAGCTGGACCTTGCCCACGCGCGGGCGCTGGCAGATCGAAGTCACGCGGATGAACGACGACAGCACCAATGCGCAGGTGTCTGACACGGTCATGCTGGCGGCGATCCAGTCGATCCGGCCTGAGTACCCGATCAACCTGGACAAGCCGCTGGCGCTGATCGCGGTGCGCATCCGGGCGACCTATCAGCTCAACGGGACCCTAGACAGTTTCAACTGCCTGCTCGAGCGGGAGGGCCTCGTCCGTGAGGACGGCCAGTGGGTCACCGGCTACAGCCGCAATCCGGCCAGCGCCTATCTGTCCGCGCTGATGGGCCCGCAGAACCCCTATCCGGTGACGCTCGACGGCATCGATATGGATCAGATCGCCGACTGGTACGAGTGGTGCGCTGAAAAGGGCCTCAAATATGACCGGGTGCATGATGCGCCCGAGGGTCTGGGCGATATGCTGGCCGCGATCTGCGGTGCGGGGCGGGCCACGCCGCATCATGACGGGGTGCGCTGGGGCGTGGTCATCGACCGGCCCCAGACGCTGGTGATCGATCATATCAACCCGCGCAATTCGGAGCAGTTCGAATGGTCGCGGAACTATTTCCAGCCGCCCGATGGCCTGCGCATCCGGTTCCGCGACGAGACGAACAATCACGAGGAAGCCGAGCGCATCGTGCCGTGGATCGGACATACCGGCGATATCCGGCTGACCGAAAGTGTCGATATGCCGGGCAAGACGGACCCGGTCGAGATCTGGATCGAGGCGCGGCGGCGCATGTACGAGCTTACGCTGCGGGCGGACAACTTCAGCGTTATTCAGTCCGGTACCGCGCGGGTGGCCACGCGGGGCGATCTGGTGATGGGCAGCTTTGACGTGCTGAGCCGAACACAGCTGGCGGCACGGGTCAAAAGTGTCATGGGCCGTCTGGCCGAGATCGACGAGAGCACCGTCATCCCCGAGGGCTACGGCATCCGGTTCCGGGTCTTCGCGGAGGGTGAGGAAGGCGAGGACGTGGTCGGGGTTTCCATGGTCCGAGGTCTGGTGGCCACCGCTGAGGAGACCACCGCGCTGTTGCTGACTGGCACCGGCGAGATGCCGCAGGTGGGCGACGTGGTGCACATCGGTCCGATCCAGACAGAGAGCCTTGCCCTGCGCATTCGCGGCATCGAGGCCGGTGATGATTTTTCCTCGCGGCTGATCATGGTGGCTGCGGCGGAGGAGATCGACCGGCTGACCGACGCTGAGGTGGCGCCCGCCTGGGATGGCCGTGTTGGCGCTGAAGTCGATGTTGCGGCTGGTGTGCCTGCTGCGCCGGTGTTTGCATCGATTGCCACGGGGATCGCGGGCACGGGCGCGCCTGATGGCCTGATGGTGCTGCTGCGCCCTGGGACCGGATCAACAGCTGTCGTCAGCACGTATGCTCTGGAGCACAGGCTGGCCGGGACGAGCCTCTGGACTGTGCTGACAGTGCCCGTAGCATCGTCGGGCGTGTCGGTCCCGGCGTATGTGGCAGGCAACGCGGTCGAGCTGCGCGCGCGGGCCTTCGCGGGGGCATCGCCGGGGGAGTACACCGCCACCGCTGAGGTGACCATCGGCGCAGAGGATGCGGCTGTCCCCGCAGCGATTGATGCGGGTTCAGTCACGATCACCGGCGGGCTTGGCCATGCGGTGCTCACCGTCTCCGTTCCGGGCACGGACGCCCCGGCGCTGATCCGGATCTACCGGGCACCCGCTGGCGTACCTCTGGACCGCAGCATTCACGCACTGGGGGCGCCGCTGCCGGTCTCGCCGGGTTCCGTACTCTCCTACACCGACGGGGACGGCACCCGCAGCACGCTGCTGGGCAACGGCACATTCGACAGTGCCACCGGTTGGACGCTGGGCGACGGCTGGAGCATCGCCGGGGGCAAGGCCAGCCACATGGGCCCCTCCGCAGGGGCGCTGTCGCAGGCGGTGGCACTGGAGGCCGGGCGGACATACCGCGCTGCGGTCATCGTCTCCGGTGTCACATCGGGCACTGTCACCGCTGGCCTCTCCGGCGGCACCGCTGTCACCGGCACCGCCATCAGCAGCACCGGCCTCGCCTTTACCCGCCTCACTGCCCTGAGCGGCAACACATCCTTCGGCCTGAGCGCAGACGCGGCCTTCGACGGGTCCGTCGATGACATCACCCTGTACGCCGAGACGCCCACCAGCGTTGATCAGGGCGCGTGGCAGTACTGGGTCGAGCCGATCAATGACGACGACATCGCAGGGCCGCTGACCGGCCCCTTTGCAACCACCATTTACTAGGAGTTCAACCATGGCTGAAAACGGCGTTAAAACGACCAGTCTGCCGAATGCCCCGACGCTCGACAGCGTGTTGGGCAACAGGGACGGATCAACGGCGCGCCAGTCCATCGGCAATCTGGGCGTTCAGCTGGTGGGAAGCGGGGCCATTGCGGCGGCGCTTGAGGGCCTGCGCGGCCAGATTACAGCGGGTCTTCTCGTGCGCGGCACATGGGCTGAATTGCTGGATCTGGATGGCGGTGCGGACGGCACGGGTGCTGAGGTGCCGCTCAGCGATACGGGTGAGCACCTCGACGCAACAGCAACAGGATATGACGGGGCAACTGTTCCCAACGCGGGCCGGTACAGCTGGAACGACGCATGGGGCCGCTGGGACTGGATCTCAAAGGCGGGTCAGGCGCTGGTGGATCAGGAGATCGCTCTGCGCCACAGGCCCGGTGATGTGCCAGAGCGGTTCTCTCTGGGCGGCGCAGTCATAGTGGCGGGGCCCCATGGTCAGGCCGTGCGGGCTGCAGATCCTCTGACGGTCTCGACGCTGTCACTTGTGCCCATGGAGCAGGGCGAGCGGCTGGAGTTCATCGCTTCGTATTACCGCACGACAAACAGCATCGATCCGGCCAATGACGGCGTCACTACTGGTGTCGATTTCTTCGACAAGGACCGCTCGTTTATCTCGGGGATCACCTTCACGACAGATACTACACTGGTCGCCTCGGAAGGCCGTAAGATCGTTGCACGCGCCCTCGCCCATAGTGCTGCTCTGGATGACGACGTGCTCGCGCCGGAAGGCACTCTTTATGTCCGGCCATGGATCCGCTTTTTTGGCACTGATCATGTCAGTGAATGTGATGTGCTGCTGCTGGATCGCCAGCCGCAGGCGGCGACTGTGCCTGCCCCGAACATCATCTATCCCAGGGACTTCAAATTCGATCCCGAGAACATCCCTGACTTCACCGTGGCGCGCACGTTCTACGTCTCTGAAGGCGGCAGCGACAGCAACAATGGCGAGAGCCTGCGGCGTCCGGTGAGGTCTATCGAGAAAGCCCGAGATCTGGTCGAGGCCAGCGGTGATCCGGCTTCCATCGTCGTTTACCCCGGCAGGTACGAGACAAGCGGGCACATCGACGTGTCCGACAACTGCACCGAGGTCGTGGGCATCATGGGCCAGCGCTCTGTGGTGGTCGCGCCCACGTCGGGCAATGAGGAAAAGAACGTGTTCCGGGGCGGGAGCGGCTTCATGCTGCGGAATATGTCGGCGCAGGGCTGGCAGGTCGATGACTTTGACAACCCGACTGAGGGCTTCCTGATGTCATTCCGGCCCGGTGCCGTGATCTACCGCGCGCTCTACATGGACCACTGCGTCAACTACCGCGCCATGCAGCCGACGCTTATGCCGCCCCCGCTTGATCCCCTGAACGGAAACCCCGGCATACCGCGCGGGCCGGGGCTGGTGCTGGCGGATGGCAATGTGGCAAGCGGATACTCACCTTTCGCACAGATCATGGTTGAGGCCAGCACGAACAGCGCGCCCAACGGTGTCGGCTGTGTGGTTAAGGGCGAGGCGTTTGTAAACCTGATCAACGCTGTGATGCTCTGGTCGCACAAGCACGTCATGGCGCTGGAGGGCGGGCAGGCGCTGCTGAACAACTGTTCGACGCAGATGGGCGATTACACGCTGTGGTCGGACGGGTTCCGCAATCAGGTACGGCTGGCGGCCGTTTCCGGCACCCTGGCAAAGAACCCTGCTGCGGCTGCGGTTGTGGCCGCGAACAAGGCCGCGATAGTTGCTGCCGCTGTTGCCGCTGCGCCGGGGTCCGATGCCACTAAAACAGCGCGGGACGCGGGCATACTTGTGGACGCGATCCAGTTTGACCTGATCGGCGGTACGCAAGAAAGCCTGATGATTTTCACTCAGGGGTTGTTTCCGCACGGGGTATTTGTTGCGCCAGCCGCCGCGCCCTTCGTGGCGTCGTTCACGGCCATGCGCAACGCCATCAACGGGCTGGGGATCTCGGCAGGAGCGCAGGCGCAGGTCACCGCGCAGATTGCTGCGCTCAACGCCACTGTGACAAATCCGGCGTTTCAGAAAGTTCCGTCGATCATCCGGGCACACCAAACGCAGTTTGAAAAGCCATTCGGCGGCGTCAACGCGCGGGCCTTCGTCCGGCCTTTCCGCGCCGTTAAGGACAGCATCATTCAGCGCAATCTGGGGCAGGTGCAATTCTCCGGCCTCGATGGTCGCGGGGAGATGTTCCTGCCGGGTGGGGCTTCGGTGAACCCCGTAACAGGGCAGTTTGAAGGCCCCCCGGTTCCCCGCACGTTCAACCCATTGGCGCGCCGCGCCGCACTCATAGCAGCAGGACAGTTCTAATGGCACGCATTACCACAGCTCAACCCGCAACCTCCAAGCCTATCCGCATAGCAGTGGCGGGGGTGCCCACTGCATGGACCACCATCCTTGAGGCCAATGATTTTAGCGCGCCCGACCCGAATAACGACTGGCCCGAGCGCGACCCGGCCAACGCAGACCGCCGTATCCAGCCGGGGTATGCCCTAATCCTCGCGCCCCTGATGCTGCACAACACCAGCGGCGCGGATTGCTGGGTTGAGATCCGCACGCTGGTTGAGGGCGCGGTCGCCCCGGCTGGCGAGGTTTCACAGCTTCGGGTGACGATCCCCGCACGCGATACCTATCTGCACCCGGCACCGGGCCAGCAGCTTCTGAAACTGACACTTGCCAGCGCCAACGGCGACCGCCTCCAGATCCGCGCGCAGACCGCTGGCGTGATCCACCTGACCAGCGCCGCCGCAGAGGGCAGCGCCGAACAGCACCAGCCCGTAGGAGCCTGATATGAGCCGCTTTACAAACAGCCGTGAGTTTCTTTCGGGCGAGGCGGATCACTCGCAGCGCCTGACCGACAGCGATTTCCCGATCACCGCCAGTGCCGATCATGAAAAGGGCGCGTTCCGCGTCACCGAGGCGGGACAGATGCACTACTCCAATGGTGAGGATTGGGTGCCCCTCGCGCCCCCCGGCACGGAAATGATGATCCCGCCGTGGGTGGACGTGCCGGAAGGCTGGTTTGAAATCAGCGGCAAGATGGAGGGCGACTTTGCCAACCGTCGCGTGATCGCCAACCTGTTCGACTTCGGCTATGTCGAGGAAAGCCTTGTGACGTGGCTGCTGCCAATTCAGGCCAACCTGTTTGAGACCAGCGCGGGGGCCATTCAGGTCGGCCTGCCCCCTGCGCCCGTGGGTCTGGCACTGGACGCCAGTGTGCCGCGCATCGACTGGATGCAAGCGGTAAGCGGGTCGCGGCCTGTGTGGCGGCAGGTGACGCGCACGTTCAATGCGGTGCCGACCACGTTCAACCAGATCACTTTCAACCGTGTCGGCCAGCAGTTCAGCATCAACATGCCTGTTCGCGTGCGCGGCACGATGATCGTATGCACCGACAAGGGCATTATCGCACAGGCCGTGGATATCCCGGCAGGGCCATACAGCTTTGGCCGATGGGAGAGGTTCGCGGTTGAGGAGGTGCTGATCTTTGACAAGTACCTGACGCAATCCGAAATTCAGGCGTTTAAGGGTTTCTTGACCGTCGAGCGCGGGCGCATCCGCGATGTATTCAGCACGGTTACCTCTATGCGAGAGCAATTTCGTGACCGCACTGATCTTGTTTCTATTAACCTGCAAAACACCCAAAACGTGTCTGACTGGTTTCAAGCTTTCCAAGGGGCTGTTAAAATTACTGATGTGCAAGCAGATACGTCAAGTGCCACGAATACCTCGTCCATGTTTAACTCAACGCCTGCCCTGACCTTTGGGCCAAACATCGACACATCCAATGTTACAGATGCATCTACAATGTTCCGAAACTCTGGGGTGCAAGGATTGCCCGCATACGATCTTCGCAACGCAACATCGATCAGAGGTATATTGAATGGTAGCTCGCTAGAGACATTGAACCCCAGCATTCAGTGGCCCAACGTGACAAATTGGGACGGCGTGTTCGATGGGAATCCCGATCTCGACAACCGAAAAACTCCCGGCAACGAAACGGGGTGGTCACTGCCAGATATAGATTTCTCCAACGCTGTCAGCATGAATGGCACGCACCAAAATAACCGTGAGATCAAAAACTACCGTGCAATCAACACGATAAATCTGGAGAGCTGTAACCTCTGCTGGGCTGGGACGTACAAACTGAATAACCGTGCAAACTCGCCCACAACCGGAGGTGAGCCATACAGCTTCCCCCTGATCCCGTTCAGCACGGTAAAAAGCTGCTATGCGGCGTTTCAGCAGATGTTGGAGGCCACCCATTGGCCCCCTCTTGACTATAGCGGGCTTGAACAAGTCACAGTACAATCGTTCAGGGGCTTTCATAGAGCGCATAATGGTAGCGCAAAGCTGGCTAATTATCCGGCAAATGCGTTCGATAACTCGAACTGCGTCCAGTTTGATGAAGCATTCAGGGGCTGCGCGCTCACAGAGCAAAGCGTCAATAACATCCTGATCAGCATTGCACTAATGGCCGACACACGCGGTCTGAATAACGGTCTGCTTGGCATGAGTGGCGGTACGTCCGCTGCACCCACTGGCGCGGGCCTGACGGCCAAGAACGCCCTGATCGCGCGCGGCTGGACCGTGAACACAAACTGATGGAGCGTACTATGACACACACCCTTGTGACCATCGCCGTGCCTGCCGCGCAGATGGATGATGCCAACGCTGCGATGGCGCAGATCACGGGCAGCCCTGCCGACGCGCAGACGTTCCGCGCGCTGGAATGGGCGCTGACGAAGGACGCCGAGACGGGCCTTGCTGTGTGCAGTGGCCTGTTTGAGGTGGCAACGGCAGAGGCGCTGGGGGCGTGGCAAGCCCCGGCCATGGTGCGCCTTGATCTGGACGCGCAGGACGCGATTGCCGATATGGGGCTGGTGCCGTGGGTTGATTCCGATGCGCCGGTGCCTGTGGTGGTGGACTACGATCTGCTGGAGTGGCGCGAGACTGCGGTACTGACCCGGCGCGAGTTTTGCCTCGGGCTGGTCGCGGCTGGAGTGCTGCCCTTAGCAGACGCCGTTTCGGTGGGTAAGGGCGACTGGCCTCTGTCGATGGATGCGTTTCTGTCTTTTTTAGACGAACAGCAGGGGCTGCAAGCTCAGATCGAATGGGCAACCGCCAGCATTATTGAGCGCAACAACACCTTTGTCCTGTCGCTGGCGTCTTGGCTTTCTATGCCGACTGCAGACGTGGATACGTTGTTCGGCTATAGGCGACGGGCAGCATGATGGGCAGGTATCTCGGCCCGCTGCACGCTGCAACTCTCGATCTGCATCACGCCGTTGAGCGGACGGTGGTGGGGCGCGCCATGTCGGACGGCGATCCAACAGACCTCTGGTACATGGGATGGTGCGCTATGAAGGCCGCGATGTACGATGCAATTCGCACTCATCTGCTGCCCGCGTCTGACCGCCACGATGAATATCAGGCTGACATTGCCGAGCTTGCTATTCCACCGCGCCTGCCTGTTGCAATCAAGGATCATGTCGCATGGATGGGCGCAGAGGGGCTGACCCGCTCAGAGCATGAGCGCCGCATCACCGGCACGATCTACGTCATCGTCGGCGGTAACCTGATGGGGGGGGCCGTAATTGCAAAGAGCCTACGCACTGATCTGCCGCGCGCATCGCTGGGTTACAGTGACCGTCCCTCTGAGATGGCGTACCTCAACCAGCTTCGCCACCGCGCCGATTGCGTAGAGGCCGCACGCGTGTGTTTTCAGGCGCTGCTGGATGCGTGTGTCGAGATCGAGGGCTGGAAATGA